GGCGAGGGCGGCTACATCGAAGCCGTCTCCGGCGCATTCCAGTAAGGAGGACAGTATGGCTATCGAATGGAAGAAAAATGACCTTCCCGCTCTGGCGCAGAAGGTGGCGGACGACGCCTCCGAAACCTGCCAGAACTTTATTTATGCTGGCATCGACGTGGAGCTGTCCGGCGGCACGCAGCACTTTTCGCTGATGCCAAACGACCAGACGAACATCGACTCGATGTTTGCGGCCATTACGTTGGGCGCGTCAGAATACCCTTACCACCCGGATGGCGGCAAGTGCGTTATGTACAGCGCGGCAGACATTATTACCCTGTACAGCGAATACAAGAGCTTCGTCACCAAACAGACGACCTACTGCAATGCGCTGCGCCAGTGGGCGAAGCGCGAGACTGACCCGAATGTTATCGGCTCCATCTATTACGGATGCACCCTTCCCGAGGACCTCGAAAAGGAAGTCGAGGGCATCCTCAGCGCAGCGCAGGCGCAGATTGTGGCCATCATCAACAAGCTCTCCGCCTAAGGAGGACCGAAATGGCAAGGAACTCTGTATGTAAAACTGCCATCCTCTTTGTGTTCGGAGGACTTGCATACTTCGGACTCGAGGTGCTTTTCAGAGGACATAGCCATTGGACGATGTTCGCCCTCGGCGGATTCCTTTTTCTGATTCTCGGTGAGCTGAACGAGGGTCTACTTGAGTGGGACACCCCGCTCATTTTGCAGGGCATCATCGGTTCAGCCATCGTGACAGGAGCGGAGCTCGCAACCGGGATGATTCTCAACGTCTGGCTCGGCCTCGGCGTTTGGGATTACTCCGGGATGCCGCTCAACTACAAAGGGCAGATTTGCCTCCCGTTTAGCATCCTGTGGATTTTCGTGTCCATCGCGGCCGTTGTCCTCGATGACTGGCTGCGATACTGGCTGTTTGGGGAGGAGCATCCGCACTACACACTGTTCCGGCGCGGCGAGAGCCGCTGAAAGGAGCCGCCAATGAACCGCGAGGAGAGGCTCGAACAGCTTTTGACGGCCACCGTTAAGCTGCTCGACCGGTGGGAGGAATACTCCCTCGAAACGAACTGCGGGGAGCCGGAGGGCTACGGAGCAGCCCGCGCGGTGGTACACGCAGAATTTTCCGTACTCAAACAGACCGACAAAGGAGACGTCGAGAATGAGCGTAATTACCTTTAAGCCGAACGACCACACGAAAATCACCACAGACTTCGAGCGGTACGAGTTCGCCTGTCCGTGCGGATGCACGGCGCAGATGATTGACCCGGAGCTCGTCCAGAAGATGCAGACCATCCGCACCAAGCTCGGCAAGGCCATCAAGGTTACGTCGGGCTACCGGTGCGTGAAGCACAACGCAGACCCGAAAGTGGGCGGCAGCCGGACGAGCCGCCACCTCTACGGCATTGCGGCCGACTGGCGCACGAAGGACCGGAGCGTCAACCCCGTCGCCCTCGGCATCATCGCGGCCGCGCAGGGCTTTGGCGCGGTCGGCATCTACTGGCACGACAAGGCCGCCATTGTCCACACCGACACGCGCGGAGGCAAGGCTACATGGCTTTGCGTCCAGCCCGGCGTGTATCCCAGCACCACCTACAACAAGTTTGTCCTGCCGACCATCGAGCAGGGTTGCGAGGGAGCCGCTAACCGCGCAGCTACGGTTATGCTGCAGCGGCTCCTCGGCATCCCGCACGACGGCAGTTTTGGCCCGGCTACCACAAAGGCACTGATGACGGCCCAGCGTAAGCACGGCCTCGTCCCTGATGGCATTTGCGGCCCCAAGAGCTGGACTGCCCTGTCAGGCGCAGACAAATATCTGTGAGGGAGGAGGTGATACCAGTGGAAACATGGCAAATTCTCGTCACCGTTGGAGTGCCGTCTGGAATCTTTGGATTTGCTGTCTGGCTGATTGAGCGCAAAATCGAGCAGCACGAGAGAAAGCGGACCGAAGAAGCCAAGAAGCGCGAGAACATTGAAGCCCAGCGCGAAAAGAGCAGAGAGGAGCTGCAAATCTGCATCTATGAAACTTCTCTCGCCGCCATCGCCCTCGGCGAGGCCACCGCAAAGGCAGTTCAGCGCATCCCTGACGCGCACTGCAATGGTGATATGCACGCAGCCTTGGACTACGCCTCTAAGGTCAAACACGCACAGCGGGAAGTCGTTTCCCGCTGCGGAATCAAATCTATTGTCGAATGAGAGGAGAACGCTATTATGAAGTACAATAACAAAGTTTCCGCCGCCACCATCGCCCGTACCGCTGCTCTGCTGCTGGCTCTGGCAAACCAGATTTTGAGCGCGTTCGGCAAGTCTCCGCTGCCCATCGAGAGCAGCACGGTGGAACAGCTCGTCACCGCGGGCATCACCACCGTTACGGCCCTGATTAACTGGTGGTACAACAACTCCTTCACGCAGGCCGCTATCGAGGGCGATAAGACCTACGAGAACGTCAAGAACCAGATTCACTAAGGACGCCCCAGCAGCTACCACATAACAGCACGAGCCTCCCGGTATTCCTCGCACAAGAGGGCCGGGAGGCTCTTTTTTTATTGCTGTTTTTTTGCAGTATCTTCCCCGGAAACGCACTTAAAACAGCATTTCCGGCGCGGTTATTCTCGTAAAAAGACATTTTCGGGACAGAAATGCACTTTTTGATACATTTTCTATCATTTCCGTGGATAACCGCAGAAAAACGGCGCGGAAATACCAGAACGACCCGAAAAGTGGAAAACTGGGTGGAAAAAGTTGATAAAAGGGTCATGCGAGACAACACACGCAGTTGTCCCAAAATACCACGAAAAACAATATAACCGGAGCGGAAATACCGTTTTGAACGCATATCCGCGCGGATATGCACTGAAAGCAGCATTTCCGGGTATTTCCGGCGAAACAATCGACAAAGTAGAGTAGAGTAAAGTAAAGAAGAGTAGAGAATATATTATACTCAGCGATTTTGCAATCGCTGGCGCGAAAGCCGTTGCCATTGTCCCTGTTAGGTGCTATCATAAAAGCACGACCACCAACACAGGACAGGAGGACAACAGTTATGGGTAACACAACTGCGTCCCTCACCCACGAACAACTGTTCGGGGGGGGGCAACAATCGAGAAAACCGGCCTCGGCATCAAACTGGCCGCGCTCTCTATCGCAATTTGCATGACGCTCACCGGATGCGGCCAAACGACAGCGGGCAGCAGCTCGACGGGCGGGACAACCTCTAACGAGAAAAGCTACTCTGCAAGGCAGGAGGACACGCAGGTCCTAGAGGATGCAGCGAAAGCAGCACTCGATGAAAAGACCGCGATGGAGGTGTCAAGCATTGAAGCCTTCGAGAACAAGGGCGAGTATTCGATGACTATTCGAGTAGTAGCAGCCGGAGGCTACTATATGCCAGACGTAGCGGAACAAACGGCGCAGGCGTTCTTTGACAAGGCGCAGGAGCTTGGCCTAAACGCAACGCAGTACGTTGTCACAGAATATAGCGAGAGCAGCACCGGAGCCAAAGAAAATATGCTGGCGTGGAGCAGTGATGACGGAGTGACCGGTATATACTCTGACGACAGCGGAGCGGAGCCCGTTGTAAAAATTGACGTCAGCCTAAATGCTCTACGAGAGCTTGTTGGCAACATAAAAGAGCCAGAGAACAGCGAGGAAATAATTGCACTGTCGGCTGACTATCAAGGCGAGTGGGAAAGAGTAGGCCACGAAAAGTACGAGCGGCTTGTGGTGAACGAGAACACGGTGAATACCGTGCTTTTCGAGACCTCAAAAGATTGGAGAAAGGAAAAGACCGTTACACACATTTTTACGCTCTACTTCGGATTAGACGAGGAAAAAGGTCTGGTGGTAACGAACCAATACAAGCAGGTGATTCAGACCGTGTCAATGAACGAGCAGGGAGAAATCGAGCTATACGATAAGAGCCGGGATGAAACTGAAACGTATCGGAAAGTGAGCGACAGTACTGCCGTTCCGACGGTGGGACAGGTGTTGGCAGACTGAAATGACCCGGCAAGTGACGAAAACCTCCTGCGGAGACCCACAAAGCGTCGAAATGGTCGGACGGCAAACTTTACGGCTAGACCACAAAAGTCCGAAATCGAGGCCCCGGAGCCGTGCTCGTGGCGTTCTACGGCTCAACGCAGGAGAAAGCACTCCGAAAAGCTACCGGCAAACTGCCAGCAAGTTGAAATCAGCCTGCGGGAGACGGCCCACAGGGAGGTGATGGAGAGGGCTGCACGGGGACCACGAACAGCCCTCCCGTCACAATGGCTGCTCCGAAACACCCGCAGCGGGAAGAACGGCGCGCGCAAATCCTGTATGCGTGGCAGCGGCTCGACCACTGGCGGGCATAGGAGGCAAGCATGGAACAGTCTATTTATGAGCTCTACATGGAGCAGGTCAACCCGCAGGACACCCGCGAAATCATGCAGGCAGAGGACACGCTCACCGCGCTGCTCAAGCTGGTGGAAAACCGCGAATTGCGCGACGCCATCGACCGCGCAGCAGGCCGCGTTGCCTACCTCCGAGAAGTAGCGGCATTTGAGGCCGGTTACGGCTTTATGCCAGAATAACAAAAAGGGAGGCCCGGCATACCGCCGGACCTCCTAATTCTTTATAGCCCAAGATAATCCTCAATGCTCATGCCAAGCGCAGCGGCGACGGCATGAATCTGGTAGACGTCACGCGGAACGCGGCGACCAGCCTCCCAGTCCTCAAGCGTCCGCAGCGAGACGCCGGAGAGCTGCGCCAACCGGGTGCGGTTCAGCCCGCGAGACTCTCGCAGGTAGATTATGCGAGCTGTAAGTGGCATAGACACCATCTTGAAATCCTCCCTTGATTCTGATATTATAAAAATGCCGGAGGAGTGAGGCGTTGCAAGCCGTTTTCTCACTCCCCCAGCGTTTCAGAACTCAGGCCGCCGTCATCGGCCTTTGTTCTTCATCGGAGAGCCCTGCTTACTTGTTGAGCAGGGCTTTTACTTTTTCCACGGCCTCCTCGAGCGTTTTGCTGTTACGCATAAGCTCAAGAATTTCACGGGTCCGGTTCTCCTTTGCCTCGTCGCGAAGCACCTCGGCGGTATTCATTTCGTCGTCCATGTCGTTTCCTTTCTGGCCTTGCCACCTTACTCATTGAGGAGCAGCCCCCTCAACTGACTATATTATACCACGCGAGCGCGTGGAAAGCAAGAGCAAAATGGCAAATTATTGAAATATTTTTGCGTACCTGTGAAAGATTTACTGCTCGATGTACCGGAAGAGAAAACCGCCAGCATGGGGTAACTTTCCCTTGCATACCTTTCCGATTGCGCTGTCATCCAGACCGGTAGCACGGGAGGCAGCAGCGATACTCGGATACTCATGTATGACCTGATTCGTCTTGCGGTCAATCTGGCAGACCGGAGCGAGCGTTGAGCCGTGATAGGCACGGACGCTCCGGCCGTATCCGTCGCCCGGTTCGGGAGCCGTCTTTCCGTTCCACTTTGCGCCGGATGCAAGACCACCGAAAAGAAAACCCTGCATCTCGTAGGCGCGGGACAGACGCCCCAGCAGCGTGTCGAGCTGGTCGCGCTGGTTGCGGTCGAGAGACTTGAGGAACGTGTCAATCTCCTTTTCGGCCTCGACAACCTCCTGAATCCCGACGTGTAAAACGTCGTTCTGCTCGTATTTTTCGTACAACGTCCGATAGACAGCAGACATTGTGTTCCGCCTCCTAGTTGATAATCTTGTAGTCGAACGCATCGGACATCGGCAGGTCCGGCTCACCGTCCCGGCCGTTACTGGATGCAGTATAGAGCTTGTCGTGACGCTCCCTCGGCATTGGGCCGGGCTCTGTGTACTTCCAGATTGTGCCCAGCTCATCGACGAACACCTCGCGGCCGAAGTCGTCCGTGCCAATGAAGCTCAGGACGGCGACAGCGCGCCGGAGGCTCATTTCCTTTCTTCCCATTCTGCGGACACCTCCCCGTCTTTGCAAAAGAGCTTTGCACGACGCAGGCGGAATGCCTCAAGAATGAGCGCGAAAGCCGTGTCACACGTTCCAGACACCATCTCAAAACCCGGCATTTCCCACAAACTAGCGTTGTAAAAAGCGGCAGCCAACTCGACGATGATGCGCTCGTTCTGGCTCAAATTGAAAGCCTCCTTTGCGGCCGTGAACATCATGTAGTCCTCGCCGATGACGGCAATGCGGAGCTCCGGCCAGCGCGCGAGCGCGGAGAGCAGGTACAGGGACGCGCCCCAATACGGATTGACGCGCCCGGATTCGGGATTTACGATGTGCGGAATCCGCTGAAGCTCAGACAGGAACGTGGCCTCGTGCTCCGGGCTTTTGTATGTGATATTTATTTCCATGCGAACCTCCTTACATATCGACCGAAACAAAATGATAGGCGTACCAGCAACCGCGACGGCGAAAGAGCCTGACGCGGGTGGTAAAGAACTGACCGGAGCACCCCATGCCGTCATAAAGGTCGTCACGGTAGGCCCGGTGCATATAGAACCATTCGAGAACGCTCTCTTTTGAGAGTGGAGAGAGCTTCTCTGGAAGCTTAACGAGCTCGACGAAAGAATCGAGCTCGTCGCGGACGATGTGGCAATCGGAAACCTGATTGACGTACCCCCGGATGTCGCGCTTGAGCTGAATGACGAAGTTCTCAACGCGCTCACTGCGCACCGGACCGGGAAACCGCTCGAACATGAGCAGGTCACCGTACGCCTCCTTGAGGCTGTCGTAATCGTGAATATCGCGGGCCATTAGGCTCCCTCCCTTTCTTCCTTTGCCTTGCGGAGCTCCTCAAGAAAATCAGGGAGCGGCAGCCGCTCGAGCTGATACTCCCGGCGCGCGGCCGGAGACAGGCCATTGAGCCATGTCTCGTACTTTACCCGCTCCTGCTCCGCGCAGGCCCGGATGCTTGCGAGAGCATCTGCAGGCGGGTAATCCTCGCCGACGTACCAAGTGATTTTTCCCTCGTTGGAGATGTGAGCAACCATCTTGAAATCGCCGTCCTCCATCACGGCGGAGTTGCAGACTGTTACGCCGTTTCCGAGACAGCCAAGGAACAACTTGAAATTCTGGGCAGCCATCAGTAAATCTCCTCCTCAAGCATCTTTTTGCTGAACCGCTCAATCTCCTCGAGAGAGGTCCACTCCGGCTTCTCGTCGTCGGAAAAGCTGTCCCACAGGATGCGCATGGCCTGAATATGATTCTCAACGCAGCAGCCCCAGAGGTACTTGCTGAAACGCGAGCCGCAGCCGAGGAAATACTTGCAGTCCTGAATACAGCGGCTCAAGAGCCTGTATCGGAACTCGGCATCGGAGCCGACAAGGTCGGTGGCGACGTTGCCGAAATAATGAAATTCCGCGTCGCCAGCGAAGTAGAGCGTGACGCTGGCCTCGAGGCTGTGCGGCCAGCCGTCCGGATACGGACGGGTCGAGCCGTCGGAAAAGTGGGTCATCGCGGTTGCAGTCACCCCGATGGCGGCCTCGTTCTCACGGGGGCGGCAGAAGAATGTGCGAATCTGGATGCGCTCACACTCCATGGAACCGGCATTCCCGATACTGTCAGGGAACAGGGACACGGCCGGGTCATACCCGGCAGCTTTCAAACGCTCAAGAACGGTCATATCTCTTATGCCTCCATTTCGATGTCGAGCAACTCCATGCTGCCGTATACACAGTGCTCGGAAATCTCGCGGGCTCTTTTGCGAGCAGAGGGCAGCGAGACGGCCTCAATCTTACGCTCGGTGACGTAACCGCCATTCTTGAACTGGGGATTGTGGCGGAAGAAAGTTGCCTTGTAGGACTTCGTTTTCATAGTTGACACTCCTTTGCGGTTTGGCTCCCGCGACGCCCTTTTGGGCGTTTCGGCCATCGTCAGGCGGGGTTAGATGTTGGTTTTTCGTGCGCCGGTCTCCGTGTGTTCCCACACATCGACGGAGTAACCAGCAGCCCGAAACCTGTTTGCAAAGCTGCGGGCCTCCTCCTCGGACGACTTCCAAACGCAGAGCGGGAAACCGGCCTTGTTATACAAAATCTGGTAACGCTCCATCGTCTGCACCTCCTTAATCTCTGTTCTCACGCTTCCACATGAGGAAGTTCTGGTAATCAT